GGCATTCCATTGAGCTAGCCCATATGAATCCTCACTTCCATTTGCTGGTTTATAATTAGCCTTTGGATTAAACCTAATACCATCCTGGAAAGATTCAATAGCTAAGTTTCCTACAACACCTGCAGCACCTCTTACAGGTAGCCCCTCATCGGTTAATATTTTCATTAGGATCATTCTTCTTTGATCTGCGTCAGCTTTTCCGTCATTATATAATGATACCAAATCATCAGTTATAATTACTGGAGTAACCTTTCCACTGAAAACGGATTCAGTTTGTTCGTCACCACCATTAAAAAAATTATCGCTGGATCTTGAATTAGCCCTTTGTACTGTCGATGGGACTTCCGTATGAGGGATAGATCCTAGGATCAAAGGAAGTTGGGATTGTTTACCATCTAGGAATATACCGAAGACAAATGCTGTCGGCTGTAGCTGTGGGGAAAGGCCAAGACCCGAGGTTCCTGGTTCGGTGGTAGGTATTAGGGCTTGAGCGTAAGGAAGATACTTATCATCTACTTCGTCACCATGTAGACCATGGATTCTTACCTTGAATCTACCCTGGCCTTCTGGGTCTTTCCCCTTGACCGTTCCAAGCCACCATCTAACATTATCCCCGTAAAACATTCTTACTCCCCGACCCAACTTTTGCCACATCCATTTGAACATTATGAAGACCATCTAATACATTAAATACATGTTTAGTTCTTAATATTAGGAAACTCCCAGATCTGTCCGGATTGGATAGTTCTGGTTCTCCGTCATCACTTTTAAGAATATTAATGTCCACTAGGTTTCCCACTGTAGATTTCAAAGATGGAGTAGAAAATATCATTCCTGGCATTTGGATAGTTATATAGTTAGCAAGTAGATACCTAAGAATGCTTGACCTTACTACTTTTAATATATGATCCTCATTTTTAATTTGTCCGGCAAAGCTAAGAACAGATTTATCATCACCAGTTCTATCTATGGTATCTCCAGTCACCACAAAATTCACCGCCCCGATATATTCAGACAAGGTTTTACCCCCTTTAGGGAACCCTTCCTCGTTATAGATTGCTGTTAGATTATCAAATATGTTTAACCGCTGTCTCCCAACGGGCTTATAAACCCCTTGCTGAATTTGATTAGCTAACTGCTGCTCCATACTAATAAATCGGGAATCAGATTTAGAGGAGTTAACATTCACGCTCTCTAGTCTTGATCCATATGCTCCAAGTCTAGCTAGTAGATGAGCGTGATTTTTTTCAGTCTCATCAATCGCGCCGATAGTATGAGCTAGATCATCCCCGTCAACACCGTCAGTTGATGTTCGTGCTCTAGAATAAACAAGAGGTCTATTAGGATTAAAGCTTTCTCTTTCAATGATACTTTCTAAATCTGTAAGGACTAAATTATTTTGGTTCAATGTTGAGTAGCAAAAGTAAGGCAATCCTTTTTCAGTGGTCATTCTATTTAGGATTGTATTTACAATTTCAAATGGAGTTTGCCAAGGGGCAATATATCTAATGTCACCCTGATAAGATGGCTTCCAATAATAGAAATCTTCAGCATCATTACTTTTAATAGGAATTTGTGAGGAGCTTTTAGTTCCTGGCGTAATAATAACTTCCTTATTTAGCTCACTACGAAGGATTTTTCTAATAATGTTTTCACCATATCCCTGATAGCCTCTATTGATTTTATTCACCTTATCAAAGTATGCTACGTCCTCAATAAGATGTAACTTCATCAAGCTCATGTTTGGATTACCAGCCACAGGGATGTTATCTGAGATAGAATCAACCCGAAAAGATTTCTCCATCATAGGCATGTTTGGGGATATGGAACTTCTATATGTAAGCACAATCTTTTCTGTGCCTTTAAAACTGTTAATGATCCCTTGGTCTTCCATCATAGAGAGTTCAGCAGTCAAATAACTGTTGAATATACTTTCGTACACTACAAGCTCTAATACATTTGTATCCTGACCGTCTGAAGCAAGTAAAACTTTCTCAGAGATTCGCTCAGGAATATCTAAGACAATACTAGAAATATGGATTTGCTCAGGTGAGAAAGGTCCTATTGTCATTTTATGATCTTAAAGCTTTTTGGAATTCTGTGTTTATTTTGTTGGCCATGGCTTGGGTAAAGACCTTAATTTGACGGAGGTTATCATTTTGTTCCTGTAATCTATTTAGATATGTTGTAGGGGTCTTATCCCTAAGAGCTGGAAAGTCCGGTCTATTATCAAGATAAAGCGTATCGGAGTTAAAATCGACTGGGAGATCGTACCACGTACCATCTGAATTAGAATAGTGATGTACAGCATTTTGTTGATCCACCACTCTATGGACATCCACTCGTTTTACATTATCAGATGTCCAGGTACTAGGATAAACGCCATTCCTGGATTGTACCTCACCTCCGTTGAATGTATAAGTGGATACAGTTGCCGTTGCAGTTGCTCTATCGCCTGATGTTGCTGTTGCACTATCTGGAAGAGCAATGGTCACTGTAGGGGTAGTAATGTAATCATCACCACCATCGTCTACTTCAATTTGAGTTACCACGCCATTAGTTACAAACGCCGTTGCCCGTGCACCTTCTCCGCTTCCACCAGTGATAGTTACCTTTGGTGCAACAGTATAACCAGACCCACCATTTGTTATTGTAATGCTTTTAACCTCTTTGAAAGGTTTTACAGTAATTTGACCTAGATCTAAATTCTTTTCAAGGATCTTACCCTTGAATGTAGGATTGTTTATATCCCCGGCAATAATAATATTATTCACATAAAATTCATTATATAGTTTATAGGTAGTCAAAAAGGTTTTGTTAGGATAAAATTCCTTTGCCAAACTCCTAACCTCCTGCTCATCCAATGGCCAACCTTGTTGTCTAAGATTATCGTTCAGCAAGTAAAAAGTCCAGTAGTAATCTATTGTACCGTACAACTCATATGATAATGTATCAGGTCTCATCCCATCAGTTATAAAAAAATTTTCATATAAAGCCGCGTCATCAGACACCTGATCTACCAGATCTATATATGTAGTGATATTCTGGAAAAGTGCAGTGGTGAGTTCATTACCAAATGTATAATCAACTAATGGATAATTTGAAAAGAAAGTCATGTTTGGTCCTCTTAATAACCCTCAGTAATATCTTGAGCAGTCAGTGCAACTGTTTCAGTAAACGTTAATGTTATATCAGTCTCTTGGAAATTACCATCTGAATGGAAAGCCATAGAGGACTGGTTATACTGTACAGCTACGTCAGTTAGATAAGATGGCTTAATATAGGTTGCTACGTCTTTATTTCTATACTTCATTTGAATATCGAAAATACTAGGATAACGGAATGCAGCTTGTATTCCGGCTTCTCTCTGTGACTCTGGGTACATTTCTTCACGGAAAAATCTTACAATTCTTTTTACCTCTTCGGCCTCTTCGTGACTATCAGGAATCATTTTAAACGTAAATCTAAATGTTCTAATTTCTGGTCCAGCTAGGATAGCTCTTTTGTTTGGATTTAAGGCAATACCGGTTGTACTACTAATAGCACCCGCCACACCAGTATTTAATTTAGAGGCGATTCTCATCGCAGCAACTTGTGCACCAGGACTACCCAGTCCATAGTTAATCGTGTCTCCAATATTGGCAAATGCATTGCGAAAAGCCGTTCCCAGAGCAGGGAACAGATCAGCACCAGATTGCAATGCTGCTTCCGTTCCGGCACCTAATATACCTAAGTCTACGTTGTTATATGTAACTCTGTCTTGGAATCCCATGGACATTGGTAGATAAAGGGTACACTTTCTCCCGCTGCCAATTCTAAGAGGAAGTTTACTTTTATATGTACCTTTGTCTTTCGCAACTAAAGCTTCTCTCGCACTCTTCCTTGCCGCTTGTTGAATTATTTGGTTGTCACTTCCTAAATTTGAAGATACTGTTTGATCAACATAGGCGCCTATAAGTGCATCTAGTGTTTTATTAAAAATATTTTGCTCTTCGTTTTTCCTGGCTGTGAAAATTACTCGACCCTGATATGTCTCTTGGTCTGTAAGAGGATACCTCATTCGTTCTTGGCCTGCTAAGGCTACAGCTTGCTTCTGCTTTGCCGTGCCATATTGCTTATAGGCACTTCCTCTCCCAGCTTCCCCGAAGTCGTTCATTTTTTATCCTTAATAAATATTAAAAAGTTAAAAGTATTTATATGGTAATTATGGCATACTCTGGAAGATATAAGGTAAAGAACCGAAGCAAGTATAAAGGGAATCCTGACAATGTAGTCTTTAGATCATTATGGGAACGTAATGCTTTTAAATGGTGCGATGATAATCCAAATATAAAGAGTTGGGTATCCGAAGAGGTTGTGATTCCATACTTCTATGATGTGGATAAGAAATATCACCGATACTTCATGGACTTAAAGATTACTTATAACGACGGCAAAACCGTACTCGTAGAGATTAAGCCAGCCAAGGAAACAACCCCACCGGAATATAAAGGTAGAAAGACCAAGCGTTATATTACGGAAGGTATGACCTATGTCAAAAACCAGAACAAGTGGAAAGCTGCACAGGAGTACGCACTGGATCGTGGCTGGGAGTTTCAGATCTGGACAGAAAATCATTTAAGTGCATTAGGCATTCTACCGAACCCTAAAAAGAAACTGAAACCACTTGATCCAATAAAAGTTAAAAAACGTACATAAATAGTACCATGAGCAACTTATTTAACAAACTAGAACTACAGGCGTTTAGGGCTGGTATTACACCCAGGACCAAAGAATCAAGAGATTGGTTTAGACGGAAGGCAATGGCACTCCGTAATGTTAGTCGTAGTGCTTTGATGAAGGAAGAACCAGTGACACTATCAGATCGATCCGTCGTTGGATCGATGTACATGTTCTTCTATGATCCAAAGCATAAGGACACACTACCATTCTATGATTCGTTTCCGTTGGTAATTATGATAGATAAAGCTGAAGGTGGATTCTTAGGATTGAATCTGCATTATCTCCCACCAGTTCTTAGAGCTAAGTTCCTTGATGCTTTGTTAGACATAACCAGTAATGATAAGTACGACGAGACTACAAAGTTTGCTTTGTCCTATTCATTATTGAAAAGATCAGCGAAGTACAAATACTTTAAACCTTGTGTAAAGCATTACCTAACTAGTCATGTAAGAAGTAGGTTCGCGAAGGTGCACGCGCCCGAGTGGGAGATTGCTACATTCCTACCTACAGCTGATTGGCAAAAGGCTAGTAAGTCAACGGTTTATTCTAACTCCAGAAGGATGATTTAATGGCAAGCATTGATCAGTTTAAGTCTTTAGTATCTGCCAAGGATGGCATGGCAAGGGCCAATTTATTCCTGATTGAATTACCTGGGGGATTCCCTGGTGCCTCCGTTCAAGAACTAAATCTGTTATGTAAAGACGTACAACTTCCTGGTCGTCAGATTATGACTAACGAACGCCGCATTGGTATGAAAATGGAAAGAATGGCATACGGTTATGCCATCACAGATATATCATTAACCTTTCATGTAATGAATGACTATGGTGTGAAGGAGTACTTCGAAGCCTGGCAGAACCTTGCTATTGATCAGAATAGATTCGAGGCAGGATATCAGAAGGCTAGAGACGGAAGTGGATATGCTAAGACGGTAAAAATTAGGCAACTTAAGAAGGGGTTTTCTTTACCTCTTTATAAGAAAGATTTCAATTTCGGATCTAGATTACCTTCAGAAATAAAGAATAGATTGCCCAGGATTGGTCCTATTGATTTAGCTCAAGGTCAGTTAGATTTGAGTTATATAACAAACGATGACGTTATCTATACCTGTGAATTACAAGACGCTTTCCCAACCACACTTAATCCTATTCAGCTGAATAACGAATTAGATGGATTGGTTGAACTAAACGTACAGCTATCCTATACAAACTGGACTTCGAGTAAGGCAGTCCAACCATCACAACTACAAAACTTTATATCCCGCCAGATTGGCACAGCAATCGGCAGGGTTTTCAATACTTAATTATTAAAGGATGAATTGAATGGCACTACCGCAGATTAATACTTTTCCTTGGTATGATATTACTATCCCATCAACAAACCAAACAGTAAGATATAGACCATACAACGTAGGAGAACAAAAAACACTTCTTGTAACTTTTGAGGCAGGCGAAGCTAGTAACATTGCTAAAGCACTACTAGACATTGTTATTAATTGTGTTGAAGAGGATCTAGATAAAAATGCTCTTACCACA